CAGACTGCACTCCCAACGAACTCGTCGAATATTACGCCACATTCGGAGGCACGCCGTACTATCTGGCACAATTGGACACCACGCCAGACGCCTACTGCCAAAACGTCATCAACTTATGCTTCGATTCGTATGGCATGCTTCGCGAAGAGCCCATGATGCTACTGCGGGAGGAGCTACGCGACCCTGCAATCTACTATTCCGTGCTCCAAGCCATCGCCAACGGTCATTCGACTCCTAAGGCCATCTCCGAGCACGCAGGAGTCAATCCCGACGCGATCAGCTCATATCTCAATATGTTAGACGGACTCGGATTGGTGCGACGAAATGTCCCGTTCGGCGACAATCCATCAAAATCCAAGAAAGGCATGTGGAATATAAACGATCCTTTCTTCTCCTACTGGTATCACTTTGTAGGACCGAGCACCGGTGCCATCGAAAGCGGAAAAGGCGCAATCACAGCACAGCGTACTGCTTTCGGTGCAGCATTTGACACTTACGTAGGCCAACAGTTCGAAACCATCTGCTTGCAATGGATTACCAACGCCACCGGTACCGACAAGCTGCCGTTGCTACCCACACAGTTCGGCAAGTGGTGGGGCACCAACCCGCGCAAAATCGGTGCTGACTACTACATCGACGATAAGGCCATATCACCCGATATTTTCGTGCCATAGGAGGAAATTTGCCATGAATTTGAATGATTACCATGTTTCGGGAATGAGCCACCCCCGCGGAATGCGGTTCGATGCCGAAACCAGCCGGTGCATCCCTGCCGAACAGATGACGCCGGAAGAATTGCGCCAGCTGCACCGCCTTACCATTGTGTACCGCCCCAGAGCCTGCTCGGGCTGCGGGCTGGATCACGACTGCTCCGTGCATGGATGTGCCGTCATCCGCAAAGTATTGCGGCTGTTGGGAGGTGAGGCAGATGTCAGTGTTTGAGTTTAATTGCTTGTATGCGGCAAAAGCGCTATTTATGGTTTTTGTTGTCGCACCGATGCTTTTTATGCTGGGTGTTTCGCTGGTATATGCTGTATCGCAATTTCTGGGCAGCATCTGGAATGCGATCATTCTGCATCGTTTTCCGATTTTACGTTGCAAAAAGTGCCGCTACTGGGCCACCGTACAGTGCCCGCTGTATGGCCGCAACACGCCGGATGATTTTTGCAGCCGCGGAGAAAGGTGGTGGGATGACTGATGGATATTCTGCTCTCGATCATCGGTAGTGCCGTTTTGACCGTGCTTCTGTCTATTGCTTACACCGCCGGGGTCTGCGCAGGGAAAGCCGCCACCCACATGGAAGAAGATGACGAACTGAAAATTTATATGGATCACACCCATGGTGAGGATGAACAGTAGAAAGTAGGAGGATTTGATAATGTTTATTTTAATGCTCTTCATAAAGGTCATTCTAGGGCTATTTATCATCGCTTTGATCTTGGTTTTTATCACCTCCATTTTTCTGCTAATGACTGTCGGGAAAGCAGGTAAAGCGGCTACGCAGTCGTCATCGGGGAGCCATCAGGATGATGATGAGCCGGAGATGGTGAATCATCCTGACCATTATAACCGCCCCGGCCAGAAAGAGTGCATTGTCGAAATGGAGGAGAAATTCGGCCCCGCCGCCGTGCAGTATTTTTGCCTGTTGAGCCGTTACAAATACTTATATCGCTGCGGCATGAAAGACGATGCCACCCAGGACATATCTAAAGCCAACTGGTATTGCGATAAGTTTCGTGCGCTGGATGGCGATGATGAACTGCTGAACATTGTGCCCGATAACATAAAGGAGGCCATGCGCTATGAAAGTTGAACTGATTGCCTGTTCCCGCCCTCTGTCTGGCCAGTGCGGCACAGTCAAAAATCCGATGGACATCGCGCCCAATCCCATGCGCATTATCGAACAGGCTGCGAGTGTGTGCTACGACAGTGAGCCGGATTTTGCCGCCTTTAAGATTGCCGAAACCTGTGCCAAAACCGGGCATCTGAGCGTGTACGAGCATAGTTATTTCACGTTCCACGTCACCGGCGTCAGCCGTGCTTGCCTTGCTCAGTTGACCCGGCATCGTCATTTCAGCTTTTCCGTGCGCAGCCAGCGCTATTGCGATGAAAGTTTCTCTGATCCCGTGTTTCCCGCGGCCACCAATAGCGATCAGGACGGCATAATCGCCGATGCCTACGACTACGCATGGGATGCCTACGACCGCTTGATTAAGGATGGCGTGGCAAAAGAGGATGCGCGGATGGTTCTGCCCAATGGCGCACCCACTGAACTGTATGTGTCTATGAACGCGCGGGCGTTGATTGAGGCTAGTCATTTGCGGCTGTGCCGTAGGGCACAGTTTGAAATCCGCTCACTGTTTATGGCGATGCAGTGCTGTGTTGCCCCCATCGCCCCCGATATTGCAAACATGATGGTTCCGCAATGTGAAACCAACCCGCAATACCAGTTTTGCACCGAGGGCAAATCCTGCGGCAAACACCCTCGCCTGCAGGACGTGCTGGCAACAGCTACACAGAAACAAAGTGAGGATACGGGCGATGAAGCGTAAAAGCATCTATCGCGGATACATCGGCAAGGGATATTCCGATCAGTCCGAGTTCAGCCACCGATATGCCGCATGGGCGCAGAATCACCGAGGATGGGCAAAGATGAAAGCCTATAACCGCCGCATGGCAAAGCGCCGAGAAAAGCGCGACAGTAAGAAAAATATCAATGATGAAATGAGGTTTACCGAAAATGAAATGTCTGTATAAAGTCCCATTCAGCGGCTTTTTTGTAGTTTCCGCCGAATCCGCCGAGGATGCAAAGTCCATGAGCAAGGATGATCCGGAAGTTATCTACTCTGAGGAATCTAACGGCGATGTCGAGACTTGCCCCGACGGTGTATCCGTTCCGATTGATGATCGGCATTACCTTTTTATTGAGCCAACAGACGAGGAGGCCGATTATGCGACTGATTGATGCCGAAAATTTTGAAGCTTTTGACAGCACCTTACCGATTCAAATAGCCCCGAAAGGGATGCGCGCCAGAAAGATAGCATCATTTTTCTATGCTGAGGGCTGCAAAAGAGTGCTCGAATCTATTGATGCCGCATCGACCATCGATCCGGAATCCCTGCGGACTACGGCGAAACGGGAAAAGAGTTTCTACGAAAGCCGTGAGAAAGGAAAGTTTATCGTTTGCACGAGATGCAGACACGCATTTTCAAAGAAAGGACTTTGGTGCCGAAAATACCGCCCAGAGTGCGGCGCACGAATGGAGGATCCCGACCATGTCTAACATCCAAGAGGATTTGATTGCGTTCAATTCTCGCAACAATCCGTTTTATAACGATAAGGGCTATGCCGACCCTACCGCATATCAGGGCATTGAGGCGGCGGCAGCCAGTGAATACCGGGCGCGGTTCGATGCTATCGCCGCGCTTATCCACACGGTCAAGTATATTTGCGGGCTGGCGGGGTTCGAGGTCGTGGGCCGAATCACCCTGCGGCATAAGCAGAGCGGCGACATCTACAAGTGAGGAGGCGATTTGAGATATGGCTACACCGAACGAACAAAAAAAAAAGAAGATGCCGAGGTTTATCCCGTTATCGTCCTCGACCCGAACGGCAATGAGTACACAAAGGGCATCGCGGCATGGCTGACAGCCATTGCAAAACAGGATCCTAAAAACCTTGTGTGCATCGCTCGCAGCATCGACCCAGAAAAACCAGGGCAGTCCGTGTACACCCTTATGCGATGGGACACCAAAGGCGTTGAGCTTTCCGAAATTGCCGGATACCTGACGTCCGTTGCGTCTGAGCTGTTCACCCGTGAGCAACCCAACAGCGAGACTCCATTATAACGATAAAGCGAGGAAAACGGTCATGCAATTCGATAGACAAATTACCATTACCACCGGCGCATCTCGAAACGACCTCAACTGGAAACCTCAGTTGATGACCGTGGCAGAGCTGTATGACCGTCTGCGGAATCCCGTCCGTTCGACGGAAACGCTCGACGCATATATGCACCTGCCGAAACCTCAGCAGGACGCATTAAAGGATGTCGGCGGATTCGTGGGCGGCTCCCTCAACGGCGGGTGGCGCACGGCGCGGGCCCCCCCCGTGGGCGGGGG